CGATGCTAGCATCGTCTACGACATCACCGACCTCGACCGGTCCGACATGGACGCCGATGAGTACCTGATCGCCACCGAGGACGACGGCACGCCGGTGTGGTCCGGGTGGCTCGGCGGCGTCACCGGACCGGCGCCAGCCAGCATCGCGGGTGACGTCGAGGTCGACATGCACCGCTGGTACGCCGTCATCAGCCACGGCGGCAACGTCGTCGCCGTCGTCGGGCACAACGACTCCGGCGTCGGCCGGTATGAGTCCGTCGAGGCGTGGGAAGCGGCGAACTCATGAGCGAGGTCTACCCGGAGACGCCGCTCGACTACGCCGGCCGCTGCGAGCGCTACGCCCGGCGGCGCGGATGGGCCTACGCCCCGAACCGGATCAGCATCGGCCGACTGACGCCACGCCAGCGGCGCAGGGCCATGGCCAAGGAGAACCGCGCCATCAACCGGGAGCTTCAGCGGGAGTACTGGGAGAGCGCGTGCGCCGGCCTCGGGCCGCCCGTCCCTGCGTCCGCGCTGCCCGGCGTCACCTACCTCTACGACGACGACTACGGCCAGGACCCGCACGACCTCGGCTACTGCGTCACCCCCGGCTGCAACTGCTGCGGAGGCGACGACTGATGAGCCAGGGAGACAAGGGCGCCCGCACCACCCTGGAGATCATCATCGGCCCCCGCAACTGCCCGACCTGCCTCAACCCGAAGCGATCGGCACTCCACCGCGAGCTATGCGAAGCAGGCGCCTGATGACCGGCACCCCGATCGGCGAGGTCGCCGAGTTCATGCGCCACGTCACCCACCCCCACTGGCCGCACCACCACGGCACGCCGCAGCCAGCGGCGGCCGCCACACCCCAGGCAGTACCCCACAATGGAACCCAGGAGGCAACCCCCATGTCACTGACCGCAGACCTTCACGCCATCGCCACGCGACTCGAGGGCATCGGCGAAGAAGGCGTCGCCATGCTCGAGCGCGTCCAGGCCAACCCCGAGACCGCCACCGCGTTCAGCCTGCTCGACGCCGTGACGAAGCTGCCCATCAGCGAGGGCGTCCTCACCACCGCCATCGAGGTCCTCAAGCTCACCCTCGGCCAGGCCGGCGCCAGCGCGCAGGCGGCGCTGAACGTGCCCGCCGGGCCGCAGGCCACCGGCCCGGTCATCGCCGGCCAGGCGTAACGTCAGTCCACGAGCAACGTCATGGCCAGGCCCACGAATGCCGAGCGGGCGGCAATCGCCGAACGGCGAGCGCGGGTCCTGGCCATGCGCATCGAACAGCGCCCTTACGCCGAGATAGCCGCTGCGCTCGGCATCAGCGAAGCCGTCGCCGCCAAGGACTACGAGCGCGCCGTTGAGGCCAGGGGCGCCGAGCTGGACGCGCAGCGGGACGTCGCCGTGCAGATCGAGGTCGCCAAGCTCGACGCGCTTGAGCGCGAGTGCTGGCGCGTCCTGCGCGCCCCTCACATCGTCGTCCAGCAGGGCCGCGTCGTCTGCGACGCCGACGGGAAGCCGCTGGCGGACGACGCTCCCGTGTTGCAGGCCGTGGACCGGCTGGAGCGCATCGCGGCCCGCCGCGCCCGGCTCAGGGGCTACGACGCCCCGACCAAGGTGGAGGTGGACGATGCCCGCCGCGCCGAGATCGAGAAGTACGCCGCCGAGCTTGCCGCCTGGGTGGCAGGCGTGGAGCAAGGCCGAGCAGCAGATGATCCTGGAAGCCCAGCGGCAGGCGAGGGCGGCGCTGATCCCGAAGGACCCGGCGGGGTGGGCTAGCGCCTACGGCCTGTTCCTGTGGTCGCTGCAGGTTCAGGTGGCCGCGTCCGTCGCCGTGAACAAGCGCACCGTCGTGCGCAGCGCCGCGGGCATCGGCAAGAGCTACCTGTCCGCCGTCATCGTCTGCTGGTGGGTATGCACCCACCCTGCGGACGAGGTGTACGTGTGGACCACCGCGCCCGGCGGCGACCAGGTCAGCGGCATCCTGTGGGAGGACATCCGCAAGCTCCACAAGCGACTCGGCCTGCCCGGCAAGGTCGGGCTGGACAACAAGTGGCGCATCGGCGGGGTGCTGGTCGCGTCCGGACGCAAGCCTGCCGACAAGGCCGACGGCGCCGATGAGGACCCGGACACCGGGCAGGGCTTCCACCGGCGTTACCTGCTGGTCGTCCTGGACGACGCGGGTGGCCTGGACACCTGGCTATGGGATGCGGCGGAGAACATCACCACCGGCGACGACTGCCGGATCCTCGGCACCGGCAACCCTGACCATGCCGGGTCGCGGTTCGCCCAGCTGTGCAGCGGCCACCCGCTGTGGACGGCATTCAAGGCGAGCCTGTTCGACAGCCCGAACTTCACCGGGGAATGGGTCCCTCCTGGCTTGCGCCCGGTGCTGACGACCCGGGCATGGCAGCTGGCGCGGCTGCTCGACTGGGGCGAAGACGACCGCCGGTACGTCTCGAAGGTGCTGGCAGAGTTCCCGTCCGATCATCCCGATCAGGTCATCAGCGCCGCGCAGCTGGCCGAGTGCTTCTTCCCGGTGCCGCGGTCGCCGTCCGAGCTGGTGCCTGTCTCGCTCGGCGTCGACGTGGGCGGCGGCTCGGACCTGACCGTGGTCCGCGAGCGCCGCGGGGTGAAGGCCGGGCGCCGGTGGGCGATCCGCACGTCCGACTCCGAGGTGGCGGCGCGGCTCGTCGTCCAGGCCGTCACCGAGACTGGCGCGACGACCGTGCAGGTTGACGGCAACGGCGTCGGCTGGGCGCTCGTCGGGCTGGTCCGGACGCTGCTGCGCGCGCAGGGCCTGGACGGCGTGACCGTGCACCCGGTGATGGTCGGGGAGAAGTCCGGCAACCCGCAGCAGTGGGGGAACCTGCGCGCGGAACTGTGGTGGGTGATCGGCCGCGAGGGCTCACGGAAGCAGGAGTGGGACCTGTCCGGCATGGCCGAGGGCGAGACGACCAAGACGGAGCTGCTGCTGCCCAGGTGGCGGCAGGACGCCAAGGGGCGGATCTTCATCGAGGAGAAGGCGGACATCCGCCAGCGGACGGGCGGCAAGTCGCCTGATGACGCGGACGCGCTGCTGCTGGCGTACTACGTGCCGAGGGACGCGCAGGAGTCATACTGGGCGGCGCTGGCGACGGGGCAGCTCAGGTGATGCCATTAGCGTGATCGATGATCCATACTGGACGCATCGATCCTGCCTATCGGCCACAGGAGCGCCATGTGAGCAACCATGCCCGCCGCCCGCGCGTCCCGTCGCTGCCTGACGGCTACGTGCCGCCGAGCGGCGCGCTCAAGGCCCCGCCGTCGCCCGACGTCGCGAAGCATGACCTGGCGCAGGTCATCGGGCAGTCGGTCGCCTACCACGTCGCGCAGCTGCTCACCCCTGTGCTGCAGCGGCTCGTGGACGTGCAGGAGCGGCCCGGCTGCCTGGTGTGCGCAAAGCGGGTGAAGCTGGCCGAGCGGGCCCACGTGATCGCGCTTGCGAATGCGAGGGCGGCGGCCGAGCCGGAGCCGGAGGCGCCTGACGTGCGCATCTCGCAGTCGTTCACCGACGGCGGCCCGCGCGGGCCGGTCTGCTGGGGCTGCTACGACCCCGATGAGGACGGGCCGTTCAGCCCCATGCTGCCGCTCCCGGTGGACTTATGGTCGCCGCAGACTGCATCGTGGTCAACGAGGACGACTCGCCGCTCCCGGTCCTCGCTGCCGTTACCGAGCACCTGCGCCGCGACGAGCTGCTATGGCGCGAGTCGCCCGCGCTTGAGCCTGGTTGCGAGCACGACCTCACGCTGCTGCCGATCATCGAGTTCCGGGTCACTGTCGTCTGCCGGAACTGCGGCGGCCTCGACAAGGAGACGTCCAGGCTGATCCAGCGCAAGGCGATGGAGATCCGCACCGACGACGGGACCGTGCGCCTCGGCACCACCCGCCTCGCGACGCTCAGGCAGCCATAGGTGAGCAGGCGGTCGAACCGTAACCGGCACCGCGCCGTCGCCGCGAAGGCCGCCCCGCGCAACCCCGGCGGCGTCACCCTGTCCGGCGACCAGCTGACCGCCGTACTCGCCGCAAGCCAGCAGGCCGCGCAGCTCGCCACCCCGCTGCCCCGCCCGCCGCAGTGGGCCACCGACCCGTTCGGGCCGGGCCAGCCGCTGCGGCCATCGCCGATCAACGCCAGGCGGCCGCAGACCGGCCGCGCCGAACCGCGGCTGTTCGAGCTGCCCATCTCGACCAACCTCAACGTCGGCACCGCGCCGTTCGTCCCCTGGCGCGTCCTGTCCGACGCCGCCGACATGCCGCTATTCCGCAAGTGCATCCAGCGCCGCAAGAGCATCTGCGAGCTGGGGTTCACCGTCTCCGTCGACCCGAAGGCCGTCGCCCGCGAGGCCGCGGTCACCGGGCAGGCCACCAAGGACATCGAGTCGGCCCTCCGCTCCAAGTACATGCCGGAAATCAGCCGCATCTCGGACTGGATGGAGACCCCCGACCGGAAGAACGGCTACGACTGGGAGCAGTGGTCATCCCAGCTGATGGAGAACCGGCTCGTCTACGACGCCACCGTCGTCTACCCGCGGCAGACCTACGGCGGGCAGCTGTTCGCCCTGGAGGTCATCGACGGCTCCACCATCAAGCCGCTGCTGGACGAGTACGGCGGCCGGCCGATGCCCGATGCCCCGTTCGCCCAGCAGGTCCTGTACGGGTTCCCCCGCGGGGAGTTCGCCGCCGACGTGGCGTTCGACGAGAACGGCAACACCGTGGTCCCCGGGGGCCTGACGTCCGACCAGCTGCTGTACGAGCGCACCATCATCCGCCCGAAGACGCCTTACGGCATGTCGGCGACGGAGATCGCGCTGCTCGACGGGATCCTGTGGATGCGGCGGATGGGGTGGCTGCTGGCGGAGTACGACGAGGGCGTCACGGGGGCGATGCTGGAGGTCGGCGCCGAGGTCGAGTGGACGATCCAGCAGTGGCTCGACTACTCGAGGGCGCTGAACGACCGGCTGTCGGGCAACACGGCCGAGCGGATGCGCTACTCGATGCTCCCGCCCGGGACGAAGGCCGTGCTGCCGGAGGAGATCGCCGAGCGCTACAAGCCCGACATGGACTTGTTCCTGGTCAAATTGATCGCGGGGGACTACGGCCTGCCCGCCAGCGAGGTCGGCTTCACGGAGACGGGCGCTCTCGGTGCCTCGTTCCATGAGGGCGAGGAGGACATCTTCTACCGCCAGACGCGGCTGCCGGACAGCAACTGGCTCGGGAAGATCGCGACGCGCCTCGCGGTGCGGCAGCTGAGGATGCCGCCGGTGCTGCGGGTGCAGGTGCTCGGCATGGAGTCCGAGGACGAGGCCGCCGCCGACTCCGTGGCCGCGTCGCAGGTCAACGGGGCGCGCAGCACGCTGAACGAGGACCGGGCGCGACGCGGCTTGCCGCCGTACCCGTTCCCGGAGGCGGACAAGCCGATGCTGATCACCCCCAGGGGCGTGGTGTTCATCGAGGGCGCGGCGCAGGCCGCCCCGGCGGGCACGCTCATCGGCCCCGCGCAGGCCCCTCCGCAGGGAGCGCCGCAGCAGGGCGGCCAGCAGGACGAGGGCGACGGCCAGGACGACGAGCAGGACGGCCCGCCCGCGGCGAGCAAGTCCGCCGAGCTCGCGGCACTCCGCAAGTGGCTCGGCCGCCACCCGTCACCGTCCCGCCCGTTCGCCTGCAAGGCCCTGACCGCCGCTGACGTCCCCGCCGAGCTGGCCGCCGATCCCCGCGTGGCGCTCAAGGCCAGTGATGCCGGCCCAAAAGGCACTGGCCCGGATGGGACCGCGACATGGCCCTGAGCAGCATCTACGCCGACCGGGTCCGCGGCGAGCTCCGGGGTGCGATCGACACGCGGAAGCTCGCCGAGACGTGGGCGGCACTGCACCCGCCGGGCCTGCCGGCCGTCCCGGATGCGGCACTGGCCGCGTTCACCGACCGCGCCCGCAAGCCCATAGAGGACGCCTACCAGCGGGTGCTGCCGAAGGCGGCGACCGAGGGATGGGTGCTCGGCCAGCAGGCCGCGAGGGCCATGGCGCACGCCCCGGCAGCGAAGTCGCTGGCGAAAGACGAGACGGTCGAGGCGGACTTCCCTCCCGTCGACTGGGCGGGCTGGGAGCCGGGCGACTACGAGGCCGCGCTGCAGGTCGCAGACGGCGGCCTGGAGTACCTGCTCGGCCAGCAGGGCATCGCCATCAAGTCGATCGCCGCCTCGAGGCTGGAAGAACTGGGCAACGTCCTCGCCGAGTTCGTCGCGTCGGAGTCGGCGTCCCGCCCGCTGCTGCCCGATGACCTGCCCCCCGAGTACTCCGTCGGGTCGCTCGCTGACGCGCTGGAGGGCGTGCTCGACAACCCGGAGCGGGCGATGATGGTCGCCCATACGGAGATAGCCCGCGCGTCGTCGGCCGCGTCGATGGACGTGTTCTCGCTGCTGAAGGTCGGCCGGGTTCGGGTGTCCACCGCGGCAGACAAGCGGGTGTGCCCGCGGTGCGCGGCGGCCGAGGCGGCCGGGCCGCAGCCGCTGACCGCGGTCGCCACTGTGCCGCTGCACCCGCTGTGCCGCTGCGCGATCATCCCCGTGCTGCCGTCGCTGCCGACGGACACGGCCGGCGCGGCGGCGGCTGGCGAGGACGCGGCCGCGGTCGAGCTCGGCTCGGCGGCCGAGGCTGACGCATGGCTCGCGGAGAACGCGACGGGCCTGTCCGCGGATGAGGCCGAGGCGGTCGACTGGTACACGGCGAGCGGGTCCGCAGACGTCAACCGGGTGCTGCGTGATGGCGGCGGCATGCCTGAGGTGATGGCGCGGATGGCGGCGCTCCTGGACTCGGCGATGGGGCCGCTGGCGGCGGCGGTCGTCCTGCAGCGGGTCGTCGGGGCGGACGCGTTCGGCGGCAGCGCCGTGCTCGCGGGGCTGGCCGGCGCGGTGATCGCGGACGCAGGGTACGCCTCCGCGTCGGCGCTGCTGCCGGCGTGGCGGTCGGGTGAGGTGCTGATGCACATCACCGCCCCGGCGGGCACCCCGGCGGTCGTGATCGGCCCGGCCGGGTCGGTGCCGGGCGAGCGGGAGGTGCTGCTGCCGCGCGGTGTGCAGCTGCGCGTCGACCGCGTCGGGCAGGGCGCGAACGGACAGTGGGAAGTGTGGGCGACGGTGGTGGAGGCCGCGGCGAAGGCCGGGCGGAAGCCCGGCGGCGGCAAGGGTGGCGGCAGCACGCTCCGGGAGCGGATGGCGGACGCCGTGTACACGGTGGTGAGCTCGTGAGCCGCCGCCTGCTGATCGCCGTGGCCGTCGTCGCGGTGGTGGCCGGGCTGGCGGTGGCGGCGCACCGGAACCCGACGTGGCAGCTGTTCTTCTCCTGGCCGCAGGGCGGGACGTGGTCCAACGCGATTGAGCAGGCGGAGGGCGCGGCGCTGGTGGCGCTGGTGACGTGGGTGGCCAGG